ATGGCTGAGGAAGGGAATCAAATCGAGATCGCGGACGCAGCTACGGCCACAACCGCAGTCGGCGAGCTTATTCGCGCCGCGGGGGATAGCGCGGAGGCTAAGGAGGCGGGGGTTCAGATTGGCAAGGTGGCCGTCACTCTCACCAAAGCGTTAAATAACTGTCTACTACCCATCGCAGCGGTCAACTATGCATTCGATAGAGCAAAGGTCTATTTCGCTTCTACCTTTGGCGACGATCTGAAGGAGGCAACCAAGCACATCCCCGCAGAAGTGCTGGTAGAGCCCAAACCCTCGCTTGCTGGCCCAGCGCTACAAGGATTGGCCTTCAGTCATGAAGAGCCGCCACTGAAAAGTTTGTACCTTGAGCTGCTAGCTACGGCAATGGATGACCGGGCAGCAGAGCAGGCACATCCAGCGTTCGTCGAAGTCATCCGACAGCTCACTGCAAACGAGGCAATTCAGCTACAGGTCGTCTTAGAACAGAAGCAGATGCCCATCGTTAGAATCCAAGCTCGCCAACGCAACGGCGGCGGAACGAGCCTGCTATGGAATCACTCACTTCCATATTCCGACGATAATGGTCTGCCTGGAGAATGCCCCCAGCTACCTGCGATGGTAGACAATTGGATACGGCTTGGATTGGTCGAAGTCCGCTATGACACTTGGCTTCAGAACAATGCGAGCTATGAATGGACAAGTACTCGCCCTGAGCTCATTAGTCTTAAAGCGACACACGAAACGGAAGAAGTGAGCGTCGAACCCCAGCGAGGCATAATGCGGGTAACTGCGTTCGGTCACCAGTTTGCTAAGGCCACTGGGCTCACCCCAACAATGACATCTCATTCGGGGTAAACCGCACCACCTCCTCCCCCAGCCAATCGTTGATCTGCCGCAGCCGGGCCTGCTCCGGCTCCAGCTCGTTGACGGCCCACACCTGGGACGCCTCCCGGATCGATCCGAAGCCCCCCGCGTTCTGCGGTACCACGCCCATGAGCTGGGGCGGGATGCGCAGCATCGCCAGCTGGTCGTCGCGGCTGATGTTCTTGATCGCACCGAAGTCGTCCTTCGCCGCCACCTCACTGATGGGGATCAGCTGCAACCCGTCTTTCTTGCCGTTCGGCGCGTACATGAATAGGTTGCGGAAGTTGCCAGGGCCCTTGCTGTTCTTCATCGCGTTACGTAGGTCGGTGACGAAGTCCTCGTTCTGCGCCGCGTCGGTCATGTACAGGATGAAGCCGGCATGGCTGCCGTTCTGGTAGTACTTGCGCCGGAACAGCGTGGCGCTCTCGTTGAGCAGCGCGCTCTGCAGCGCCGGCAGCCACTCCGGCAGCCCGTAGATCTCCTGGTTGATATCCGCCACCCGCAGGTGGCAGATGCTGCCGGTCTTGAACTCGTGCTCGTCCTTCCAGCCGCGCACCTGGTAGTAGGTCGCAAGGTCGGTACCGCGCCGCATGTACTTCGCCAGGCAGGGCTGCAGGCCGATCGCCTGGCGAAGCATGTTGTCGCGCTTCTCCAGGTACAGGTTGCCCGACCAGCCCCAGTCCATGACGATCTGCTCGAAGGCCGCCCGGCTGAGCAGCCGGTGCGGGATAAAGGTGCGGGCCAGCGCGTTGCGCTTGAAGATCAGGCCCGACTGTAGATAGACGCTCGCCCTCGACGACTTCGCCAGCCCGTCCAGCGAGACCGGCGGCTCGTACCAGCGGCCATTGGCCCAGCATTCCAGGTAGTCCAGGATCTCGCGGCCATCGAGCACTGGCATCGGATCGCCAAACGTGAAGGCCATCGACTGGCCGCCCTCACCATTGGCCAGCACCTCGCCCTCGCGCACCTGGTCAGTGGTGGCCACCTGCTGGTTACGGTTGCGACGTTTGCTCATCAATAAATCTCCATGATGCCGGTGTTGGCCACGGTCTGGCCCTCCAGCGGCTCGTTGTGCAATGCGTGAAAAAGCGCCCAAGCCAGATCGGCGTGGCCCGTGTGTTCATTGCGCCCGGCGGTATAGGTGAACTGGCGCCCTCCCGGCGTAACCGTCTTGCGGATGGCCATCAGCGACGACGCCAGGTCAGTCCAGCCGGCGTCGAACTCCAGCCGGCCCTTGCTGATCACGTCCCAGGCCTTCATCACCAAGCGCGTCTTCACCTCAGGGCTGTAGGAGAAAGTCTTCAAGCCCGGGAAGAACTGACGCACCAGCTGCGCCACCGCGCTGCCGAGACCGGTGGTGTCGATGCCGATGTAGGTCACCCAGTAGCGGCGCGTCACCTGGCGGATCGTCTCGGCCTGGGCGTTGAAGTCCATCCCGCGGAACTGATGCCGCTCCAGGACGCGGAACTTGCCGCCCGGTACCAGCGGTGGCGCCACCACGATTAGGCCGGCCGAATCGCCAGACTCGGCCGGGTCATAGCCCACCCATACCTGCCGATCGGCAAACGGCCGCATCGCCATCGGCTGGTAGTCCGTCCACACCGACCAGCTGTCCACCATGCACGGCTGCAGCAGATTGAGCGGGAAGATGCTCGCCCCATCGTCGACGAACTGGCACATCAGCAGGTTCTGGAACGCCGCGGCGTCGTACTCCAGGCGCAGCTCGTCGATATCGAACAGGTCGCAGCCACGCTCCTCGGCGTCCAGGATGGTGACGATCTGCCGCCAGATCCGGTCCTCGCACAGCCGCCCCTGCTGCAGCGAGTCGTGGCTCACATCCAGCTTGAGGTGCTTAGCCGCTGGCTTGCCCTTGTTGAAGCGCTCGCCCGTCCAAAACGAATAGGCCTCGTGCGCCATCGAGCTGGGCGTCGAGAAATAGGTGCGCCGGTATTGCTTCTGCATGGCCATGCCGCTGGCCACCTTGTTCAGCTCGTTGAACTTGAACGTCCAGAAGAATTCGTCGAAGTAGAAATTGCCGTGGTAGCCCTGGGCGGTGCGCGCGTTGGTACCCAGGAAGTGCATCTCGGCGCCGTTCGGCAGAATGATCGGGTCGCCGGTGAGTTCAACCCCGACCGTGTCGCGGGCGAAGGCCTGGATATACGCCTTGAAGATATGCGCCTGCGCCTTGCTGGCCGACAGGAAGATCTGGTTGCGCCCGGTGGTCAGCGCATCGATCAACGCCTCGCGGGCGAAATAGAACGTCGCGCCGATCTGCCGGCTCTTCAGAATGGCCCGAGTGCGCTGGTTACCTGCTCGGTACCAGTCTTTCTGGTAGTCGAAGCACCCGTCGAGGAACGCCTCGACGAGCTTCTCGACCATCTCCTCTGTGATGTCGTTGCGCTTGGGTTTACGCTTCTCCCCGGCGTTGCGCTTGGCCAGCTCAGGGTTGAGGTCGGTTTCGGTACCGCCGTCCTGGTAGCGCTGGATTCGGGCCTGCCGCTCCATTTGCCGGTGGAGCAGGTCGATCTCCTTGTAATCCGAGCCGCTCTTCGGTTCCTTGAGTATCAGCTGCACCAGGCGGGCCTCGGTGGCCGCCTGGATGCGCTCCAACGGCGTAGCCCGGTCCCACTCGTCCCGGGCCTTCCAGCTGTGCAGCGTCTTCTCCTTCTCGCCGAGCAGCTCGGCGATCTCGCAGACGCGATAGCCCTGCCAATACAGGTGCTTGGCGTGGCGGCGGTGATCGGTAGGGAGTTCGACGATAGCGTTCATGGCGCCGATGCTGCCGCTCGCGCGCGCGAGCCCCTACCGGCGCGTCCTGTATCGCTCTGTCCTACACGCCAACCGCGTTGCCGCGCCCCCGCCGGGTACCGACCATGCCCTCAACGAAAGGCCCACAGCCCCGGATTGAGGAAAGCCCCATGGCCGCAAGCAACCCCACCGCCAAGAAGTACCGCAGCAAGTTCTTCCGCGTCGCCGTCGAAGGCGCCACCACCGACGGCCGCACCATCGAACGTCAATGGCTGGTGGACGCTGCCGAAACCTACAACCCGAACACCTACGGCGCCCGCGTATGGCTGGAACACTTCCGCAGCCTACTGCCGGACGGCCCGTTCAAGGCCTACGGCGACGTCACCGCCCTGAAAACCGAAGAAGTCGAGATTGCCGGCAAGAAGAAGCTGGCCCTGTTTGCCCAGATCGAGCCGACCGCCGACCTCATCGCTCTGAACAAGGCACGGCAGAAGATCTTCACCAGCATCGAGATCCGCCCGAAGTTCGCCGACACCGGCCGTGCGTATCTGGACGGCATCGCCGTTACCGATACCCCGGCCAGCCTGGGTACCGAGATGCTCACCTTCAGCGCCCAGCACCCCGACGCCAACCCCCTCAAGGCGCGGAAGAACGACCCCGAAAACCTGTTCTCCGAAGCCATCGAAGTCGCCCTCGAATTCGAGGAAGTCACCGACAGCGAGAGCAAGGTCGCCGGCCTGTTCTCCCGCGTGATGGAAGCCCTCGGCAAGAGCAAGGACAAAGCCGTCAAGGACGACGCCCAGTTCTCCGAGCTGACCGAAGCGGTTGAGGCCCTAGCCTCGCACGCTCAGGAGCAGGGCGAAGCCTTCACCGCAGAACAGACGGCTCGCCAGGAGCTGAGCGCCAAGGTCGACAAGCTCGAAACCGAGCTGGCCGACCTGGTCACGCGCCTCAGCGATACCGAGGACCACAGCCAACAGCAGCGCCCACCCGCCACCGGCGGCGACGGCAAAGCCTTGGCCAAGTTCTGACCCATCACCAGCGCCCACTCGGAGCACACCATGCGTAACGAAACCCGAATCGCCTACAACGGCTACCTGGCACAGGTAGCCAAGCTGAACGGCGTCGACAGCGCCGCCGTCAAGTTCAACGTCGAGCCCAGCGTGCAGCAGAATCTGGAGACTGCCATCCAGGAATCCACCGCCCTGCTCGGCCGCATCAACGTCATCGGCGTAATGGAGCAGTCGGGCGAGGCCTTGCTGCTGGGCGTAAACGGTCCGATCGCCAGCCGTACCGACACCGCAGGCGGCAACCGCCGTAACCCTGGCGAGCATCAGGCTCTGTCCAAGGACGACTACACCTGCAAGCAGACCAACTTCGACAGCGCCTTCCGTTACGTGCTGCTCGATGCCTGGGCCAAATTCCCGGACTTCCAGACCCGCCTCACTGCGGCCATCGCCCAACGGCAGGCCCTTGACCGCCTGATGATCGGCTGGAACGGCGTCTCCGCCGCCGCGGCCACCAACGCGGCAACCTACCCGCTGCGCCAGGACGTCAACATCGGCTGGCTGCAGAAGATCCGCACCAAGGCTCCGGATCGCGTGCTCGATGAAGGCGCCACCGTTGGCAAGGTCACCGTCGGCGCCGCCGGCGACTACAAGACCCTCGATGGCCTGGTCTTCGATGCCGTCCAGATGCTGGACCCGTGGCACCGCAGCCACCCAGACCTGATCGTCATCGTCTCGCGCAACCTGATGCACGAGAAATTGCTGGCCGCGGTCGAGAAAGGCGCCACCTCCAACCAGGAAGAGAACGCCGCACAGGAGATCGTCACCCGCGCCCGGCTGGGCGGCCTGCCGATCGTCGACGCCCCCTACTTCCCGGACGGCACCGTGCTGGTCACCACCCTGAGCAACCTGTCGATTTACTGGCAGGAAGGCGCCCGCCGCCGCCACCTCAAGGACGAGCCGGAATACGACCGCATCGCCGACTACCAGTCCTCCAACGACGCCTACGTCGTGGAAGACCTCGGCCTGGTCGCCCTGGTCGAGAAAATCGAGAAGGTGTAAGCCATGAGCCTGACCCTTGCCCAACGTAACCAGCTGCGCAAGCGCGCAGCCCAGGAGGCGGCAGCCGCCGCCCCCGCCGCGCTAATGGATGGCGCTACCGGCTATGAGGTGATGCTGGCCAAGCTGCAGCAAGACCAGTTCCGCCTCAAGCAGGTGCAGTCCACGGAAGGCAAGGCGAAGCTCAAGGCCGAGCTGCTGCCGGATTACGTCCCCTACATCGAAGGCGTACTCGCGGCAGGCCAAGGCGCCCAGGACGACGTGCTGGTCACCGTCATGGTCTGGCGTTTCGATGCCAGCGACTTCGACGGCGGCCTGCAGATCGCCGAGTACGTGCTGCACCACCAGCTGGTGATGCCGGATCGATTCAACCGCACCACCGGCTGCCTGGTAGCCGAGGAAGTCGCCACTGCCGCGCTCAGCGCCCAGAAGGCCGGCAAACCCTTCCCGCTGGTAACCCTCAACCGCACCGCCGAGCTCACCGCCGACCAGGACATGCCCGACGAGGCCCGCGCCAAGCTGGTTCTCGCCCAAGGCCGCGCCCAGTTGGCCCAGCTCAACTACGACGCCGAAGCGCTCACCCAGGACGAACGGGCCTGGCTGCAGTTCGGTATCGACCTGCTCAAACGCGCCATCGAGCTGCACAACAGCTGCGGTGGCAAGAAGGATCTGGAGCGCGCCGAGCGCCTCCTCAAGAAACACGCGGAAAGCGCGCCTACCGATACCGGTACCGGCGAGCCCCCGGCAGACGATCAGCCCCAGCCCGACCAGGCCAAGGGCGCCGAAGCCGACCAGGGCGCTCCGGATGCCCGCACCGGCACCGGCGAGTCCTCCGCTAACTGAGCGTCCCCACGCACCCGGCGGCTCGGGGCGGATCGACAGGTTTTCTCCTTGGCCTAGTCGTGAAGCCCCGACCACCGCCGACCCATTCGAGCGATAGGCATGAGCGGATTTATCGCCACAGGCACCACCACCGCCGAGCACAAGATCGAGAACGATGCCTTCTGGCCGGTGATCGATTGCCTCGACCTGCGCGCCGCCATGCGCCTGGACGCCAGCGTCACCCCCGAGCGCATCGAGGTGGCCGCGATCAACGCCATGATCGAGGCCAACCGCGAACTCGACCTATACCGCCGCGCCCGTACTGAAGAGGGCCACCTCACCCTGTCAGACGTGCCGGCACCGCAGATCAAGGGCGAAAGCCAGCTGCTGCACCTCTACCGCCGCACCATTTACTGCCGCGCCACCGCCGAACTGGTCGAGCGCTACCGCAGCTTCGACGCCACCAACAGCGGCGAGCAGAAGGCCACCGAGGACAGCACCAACATCGACGAGCTGCGCCGCGACGCGCGCCACGCCCTGCGCAGCATCCTCGGCATCAGCCACACCACGGTGGAGCTGCTCTGATGACCACCGTGATCGCCAACCAGGGCGACACCGTCGACGCCATCTGCTGGCGGTACTACGGCCGCACCGCTGGTGTCACCGAGGCCGTCCTCGATGCCAACCCCGGGCTCGCCGATCTCGGCCCCGTAATCCCCCACGGCACCGCCGTCACCCTGCCGGATGCCGCCCCGCAAGCCGAACAACGCCAAGTGGTGAACCTATGGGACTGATCTACCTCGCCCTCTACAAGGGTCGCGGCACGCTGTTCAACCGCCTGGTCCGCCTCTGGACGCGCTCCAAGTACAGCCATTGCGAACTGGTCCTGGCCGATGGCCGCTGGCTTTCCGCCTCGGCGATGGACGGCGGCGTGCGCGCCAAGCACATCGAGCTGAACCTCGAACACTGGGACCTCATCCCGCTGCCCTGGGCGGACTATCGCCAGATCGCCCGTGTGTTCCGCGCCAACGCGGGGCAGGGCTACGACTTCTTCGGCCTGTTCGGCAGCCAGCTGCTCCCGGTCGGCCTGCACAGCCGGCGTCGCTGGTTCTGCAGCGAGTTCTGCGCCGCCGCGCTCGGCTTCCCCATGCCGCAACGCTACAGCCCGGCTCAGCTGGGCGAAGTCGCCCAGCACATCAACACCCTCACGCTCAACGGACAGTGGAATGAAGCGCATGCATGACCAACCGGAAACCCTGGCGCGTCTGGCCGCTTGGGTACAGGAGAACTACCCCATCATCTACGCCGCGGCGCTCTCTATGGGCATCGCCGGCTCGCGGCTGATGCTCGGCGGCGGCTCGCTGCGCCGGATCGCCATCGAGTCCGTCGTCTGCGGCCTAATCACCCTGGCCGCCAGCAATGGCCTGGCGCTGTTCGGCATCCCGCTGGATGCGGCCCCGTTCTTCGGCGGCATCATCGGCCTGGTCGGCGCCGAAGGCGTCCGGGCCGGCGCCAAGCGCCTGTTCGAGCGCAAGGTGGAAGGCGTATGAGCGAGCTGCTGATCATCGGCTCGCGCGGCCTCGCCGTGCGCAACCTGCAAGCCGCACTCACGCTGGCCGGCTTCGCTGTGGTTGTGGACGGCGACTTCGGTGAGCAGACCGAGCGCGCCGTTGTTGCCTTTCAGCGCCGCGCCGGTCTGGTGAACGATGGCGTCGCCGGCCCGAAGACACTGGCGGCGCTTCACGGCTACGACACCTCGCGCTACCTGAAGCGGAAGGACCTCCAGCAGGCTGCCGACCGCCTCGGCGTGCCGCTGGCCAGCGTTATGGCCGTCAATCAGGTGGAGAGCCGCGGCGAGGGCTTCGCCAGCAACGGCCGACCGGTGATCCTGTTCGAGCGGCACGTGATGTTCGAGCGCCTGCTGGCCTACGGCGTCGGCGCCGCACAGGCGGACGCACTGGCCGCCAAGCATCCCGCCCTGATCAACCGCAAGTCAGGCGGCTACATCGGCGGTACCGCCGAGCATCAGCGTCTCGCCCAGGCACAGCAGATCCACGCGGCCGCCGCGCTCGAGTCCGCCAGCTGGGGCCTGTTCCAGATCATGGGCTACCACTGGCAGCGCCTCGGCTACCTGGATGCCCAGCACTTCGCGGACACCATGGCCTTGAGCGAGGCCGCCCAGCTCGACGCCTTCGTCACCTTCATCGAAACCGACCCCGCCCTGCACAAGGCGCTCAAGGGTAAGAAGTGGGCCGAGTTCGCCCGCTGCTACAACGGCCCGGCCTACGCCCGCAACCTCTATGACGTGAAGCTCGCCCGGGCCTATGCGCAGTTCGCCGGCGAGCAGGAGCGCGCGGCATGACCACCGCCCGCCAGCTCCTCTACGGCCTCGCCCTGGTCGCCGCGCTCTGCCTGCTGGTCTGGATTCAGCAACAGCGCATTGACACCGCCCAGGCGCAGGCCGATCTCGCCATCGAGCGCCTGCAAACCGCCCATCAGCGCAATACCCGCCAGGCCGCCACCATCTCCCGCCTCACCGGCGAGGTCGCCGCCCAGCGCCTCGACCAGCTCGCCCTGCAGCAGACGCTCAGCGACCTGCGCCAGGCCCACGCCACCGACCAGCTCAAGAAGAAGGAACGCCGCAGTGAAGACCCAACCCATGCGACTTGGGCTGCTCAGCCTTTGCCTGATGCTGCTCGCCGCCTGCACCAGCGCCCCGCCATCACCGGAGCCGCAGGTTACCGTCAGTGGCTGTCCGGTCGTGACGCGCTGCACGCTGGCCCCGGCGGCGCCAGTCAGTAACGGCGAGCTGAGCGACGACGGCGACTACCTCATGGCCGCCTGGGGCGAATGCGCCGCCAAGGTGGACATCATCGTCGACCACAACGCACGAAGCCCCCAGCCATGAACAAGCCCAACTCCCTGCGGGCCCACCTGCTCGCCGCCGTGCCCGAGCTGCACAAAAACCCCGACCGTCTGCTGGTATTCATCGACAACGGCACCATCCGCAGCACCGCCGCCCACGGGCTGTCGTTTGAGTACAGCTACACCCTCAACGTCATCCTTACCGACTTCGCCGGCCACCCGGACGCCGTCGCTATTCCCCTCCTCGCCTGGGTCATGGTCAACCACCACGAACTGCTGGCCAACCAGGAGAAGGGCAAGACCGCCATCGCCTTCGAGGCGGACGTTTTGGACAACAGCAAAGTCGACCTCTCCATCAAGTTGCCGCTGACCGAACGCGTCATCGTCAAAAAGCAGGCCGCCGGTGCTTTGGACGTCACCCACCCGGACGAACCCCAGCTGGAGCCCTTCCTGGAAGCGGGCACCTGGCAGCTGTTCGCCGATGGCGTGCTGCTGGCCGAGTGGCAGAGCACCGCTCAGGATGGCGGCGACATCGCAAGCCCGCATCCGGTGCGCCATGGCTGACGATCTTCGCGCCCTGGAAGACTGGGCCGGCGTTCTGCTGGCCCGGCTGGAGCCCGGTGCCCGTCGCCAGCTCAACCAGCAGATCGGCCGCGAGCTGCGCCGCAGCCAGCAGCAGCGCGTGGCCAGCCAGCGCAACCCGGACGGCACCCCGTACGCGCCGCGCAAGCCCCGCAAGCTGCGCGGCAAGGTCGGACGCATCAAACGCCAGATGTTCACCAAGCTGCGCCAAGCCGCGCACCTCAAGCTGCGCAGCACCCCGGACGCCATCGCCATCAGCTTCATGGGGCGCGTGGCCCGCATCGCCCGCGTCCACCAGTACGGCCTGCGCGACCGTCCCGATCGCGGCCAGGCCGAGGTGCAATACGAGCGCCGCGAGCTGCTCGGCTTCACCGATGCCGATCTGGAATTGATCCGCGACCAGCTCCTGGAACACCTCACCCGCTGACCTCGCCCTGTAGCAGCCCGCGCTACAGGCTCAGCACCGTGCGCCACGCGCGCGCGAGCCGCAGCATCAGCGGCATGAACATTGCCGACCTCGCCCGCCTGCTCGAAAACATCGTCCGCTTCGGTACCATCGAAGCGGTCCAGATGCAGCCGCCTCGCGTCCAGGTGAAAAGCGGCAACATCACCACCGCCTGGCGCCCCTGGTTGAACCTGCGCGCCGGTGCCGACCGCGAGTGGGACCCGCCCACCGTCGGCGAGCAGGTGGTGCTGCTGAGCCCATCCGGCAACCTTGCCCAGGGCGTGGCGCTGACAGGCCTGTTCTCTGATCTGATCCCGGCCAACGGCGACCGCGAAGGCCTGCACCGCCGCACCTACCGCGACGGTGCCGTCATCGAGTACGACAGCATCGCCAAGCGCCTGCTGGCCGTCCTGCCCGCCGGCGGCCAGGCCCAGCTCACCGCACCGGGCGGCGTCACCATCCTCGGCAACGTCGACATCACCGGCACCGTGACCGTCAGCGAAGACGTGCTCGCCGCTGGCATCAGCCTGGTCAACCACGTACACGGCGGCGTGCAGAGCGGTCCGAGCAACACGGGGGCACCGCAATGACCGGTCTCGCCGCAACCTCCGGCCGCACCATCACCGGCGCTGCGCATCTGGCGCAATCCATCGCCGACGTGCTCACCACGCCGATCGGCAGCCGCGTCATGCGCCGCGAATACGGGAGCTTGCTGCCGGACCTGATCGACGCCCCCTTCAATGACGCCACCCGCCTGCAGGCCTACGCCGCCGTGGCCATGGCGCTGATGCGCTGGGAGCCGCGCATTCGCCTGAGCCGTGTGCAGCTCATCCTCGGCGAGCAGCCCGGCCAGGCCTATCTGGACGTGGAAGGCAGCCGCACCGACAGCAACGAGCCGCTCAGCCTGCGCGTGCCGCTCGCCCTGGGAGCCGCCGCATGAGCACCTTTACCCCCATCGATCTCGCCCAGCTGCCGACGCCCGATGTGGTCGAGCCGATCGACTACGAAGCCATCCTCGCCGAGCGCAAGGCCTTCGCCATCAGCCTCTGGCCCGCCGACAAGCAGGCCGAGGTCGCCGCCACCCTGGCGCTGGAATCCGAGCCGCTCACCAAGCTGCTGCAGGAGAACGCCTACCGCGAGACCCTCTGGCGCCAGCGCGTCAACGAAGCCGCACTGGCCGTCATGCTGCCGTTCGCCAAGGGCGCGGACCTGGAGCAGATCGGCGCGCGCTTCAACGTGGCCCGCCTGATCGTCACCCCGGCCAACCCCAGCGCCGTGCCGCCAGTAGCGGCCGTGATGGAAGAGGACGAACCCCTGCGCGAGCGCATTCAAATGGCCATGGAGGGGCTGAGCACCGCCGGCCCGCGCAACGCCTACATCTTCCATGCACGCAGCGCCGATGGCCGTGTGGCCGACGCCTCCTGCATCAGTCCCAACCCGGCCGAGGTCATCGTCACCGTGCAGAGCGCCCTGGGCGACGGCAGCGCCGATGCTGAGCTGCTCGCCGCGGTGGATGCCTACCTCAGCGACGAAGACCGCCGCCCGGTCGCTGACCGCCTCACCGTTCAGGGCGCGGAGGTGCTGCCCTACAGCGTCAACGCCGTGCTCTACCTCAACACCGTCGGCCCCGAGGCTGAGCCGATCCGCGCCGCCGCCGAGGCCCGCGGGCTCGCCCTGGTCAGCCAGCGCCGCCGCTTGGGGCAGGAGATCAACCGTTCCGCCCTGGACGCCGCCCTGCACATCGAGGGCGTCAAGCGCGTCGAGCTGCCCGGCTGGGTCGACGTGATCGCCACTGAAACCCAGGCGCCGTATTGCACCGGCTTCACCGTCACGGTGGCGGAGGTCTGATGGCGAGCCTCGGCCTGCTACCCCCCAACGCCAGCGAGCTGGAGCGCCTCGCCGCTGAGGCCCTTGCGCAGATCGAACGCGTCCCGGTACCGCTGCGCCAGCTCTGGAATCCGGACACTTGCCCGGTGGATCTGCTGCCGTACCTCGCCTGGGCGTTTTCCGTCGATCGCTGGTCCAGCGCCTGGCCCGAGCGTGCCAAGCGCGATGCCATCAAGGCCGCCTACTTCATCCACGCCCACAAGGGCACCATCGGCGCGCTGCGCCGGGTGGTCGAGCCGCTGGGCTACCTCATCGAAGTGCGCGAGTGGTGGGAGGAGGCGCCGCTCGGCACGCCTGGCACCTTCCGCCTGCTGGTGGGCGTGCTGGATACCGGCATCACCGAAGAGATGTACCAGGAGCTCACCTGGCTGATCGACGACGCCAAGCCCGTCAGCCGCCACTTGGTCGGCCTGGCCATCGGCCTGGACGTCACCGGCACGGCCCACATCGGCGCCGCGCTCACCACCGGCGACGAACTCACCGTCTACCCACCCGCATCGCGTGACATCGAGGTCGGCGGCACGCTGGCCTGGGGCGCGCGCGAACACGTCATCGACACCATGGACATCCGCTGATATGGCAGACCAGAACTCGCAATACATGGCCATGCTCACCGCTGTCGGCGAGGCCAAGCTGGCCAACGCCACCGCCCTGGGCGTCAACCTGAACATCACCCAGCTCGGCGTCGGCGATGCCAACGGCGCCGAACCGATGCCGAGCCGCACCCAGACAGAGCTGATCAACGAGCGCCGCCGCGCACCGCTCAACCAGCTGAGCATCGACCCGAACAACAGCGCGATCATCATCGCCGAGCAGGTCATCCCCGAGGACATTGGCGGCTGGTGGATCCGCGAGATCGGTTTATATGACGAAGCGGGCGATCTGGTTGCCGTGGCCAACTGCCCGCCGACCTATAAGCCCGAACTCGCCCAGGGCAGCGGACGCACTCAGGTGGTCCGCCTCAATATCCTGGTGAGCAGCACTCAGAACATCCAGCTGAAAATCGACCCGAGCGTGGTGCTGGCGACGCGCAAGTACGTGGACGATCTGACCGTCCGGGCCACGCAGCTAGACGCCGAGACCGGGACAGACAACAGCAAAATCATGACGGCGCTGCGCGTGTTCCAGGCGCTGCGCTCGGCGGCCGCCAAGGCTGACGAAGCTCTGCGCGGGGCGCTACGAGTGGGCACCCAGGCGGAGGTGAATGCAGGGGCGCTGGATGATGTGGCAGTTACGCCAAAAAAGCTGAGGTGGGGGTTTGCCGCGAGCTTCGGGAATAACGGTTACATCGCGTTCCCCAGCTGGCTTGGCTCATGGATTGTGCAATGGGGGGCGGGGTCATCCAATGCTGCAGCTGTAAACAGCGAGGCATCGTTTTCATTTCCCTTGGCATTCCCCACCTCCGTCTATGGTTGTATCCCCTATTACTACATCACTACCGCGTGGCAAGGCGCGACGGTCAGCTATGCCAACGTGGCCGAACTGAGCGTTAACGGTGGGAAAATGATCAATGGTGTCGCTTCCGCCCGCACCTATTCATATCTTGCATGGGGGAAATGACAGATGGCATCGAGAATGTACAGCCCTACCACCGGTAATACCTATCTCCCGGGGATTCACACTTCGTTACCGCCTGATGCCATCCCGATTTCGAATGAACGTTATCAGTCGGTTATTGCAAATCCGACCGCGGGTAAAGTTCGCAGCCACGACGCTGCAGGACTCCCAATATTGGTCGACCCGCCCCCTCACGTGCCAACGGCCGAGGAGTTGTGCGCTCATGTCGACACCGCCGCAGATGAGGCCCGTCGCAAGGTAGCTGGCGATCCACTGCGAGCCGTCGAATACGACCGCGCCCGCATCGAGGCGCAGACCTTCGCGGACGCCGGTTACCCAGCAGACGCGGTGCCCCGCACCGTCGCCGCCTGGGCCATCAACGGGCGCACCGCCCAACAGGCTGCGGACAGCATCCTGGCCGAGGCTGCGGCGTACACCGAGGCGCTGTATGTCATCCGCGAAACGCGCCTTGCCGCCAAGGAGCAGATCCGCACGCTGATGGCCGCCGACGAGGTCGAGCAGGCGCAGCAGCTGGCTGAGCAGACCATCGCCGCGATCGAGGCGGCAGTGGCAGGCGTCGGTAACGCCGCGGCGTGATTCATTGCTGGAAGAACAGCCCCGCAAGTCGGGGCTTTTTCTTGTCCGTGCTGTAACCCCCACCGCTACACAGCCCGCCGCGTGCGCCTCTTGCGCGCGCGCGTCACCCTCAAGGCTCACTGATCCGGCACTCGCCCAGGAGCCTCAACCCCATGGCCACCGATTACCATCACGGCGTCCGCGTCCTCGAAATCAACGAGGGCACCCGCCCCATTCGCACCGTTTCCACCGCCGTGGTGGGCATGGTCTGCACCGCGTCGGATGCTGATGCGGTCAAGTTCCCCCTCAACAAGCCGGTACTGCTCACCGACGTGCTCACCGCCTCCGGTTCCGCCGGCGAGCTGGGCACCTTGGCGCGCAGCCTGGATGCCATCGCCGACCAGGCATCGCCCGTCACCGTCGTGGTGCGCGTGGAAGAGGGCGCCGACGAGGCCGCGACCACCAGCAATATCATCGGCGGCGTAAGCCCAACCGGCGAATACCAGGGCATGAAGGCGCTGCTGGCTGCTGAGGCCCAGCTCGGCGTCAAGCCGCGCATCCTCGGCGTGCCCGGGCTCGATTCGCTGCCGGTAGCCACCGAGCTGGTATCGATCGCCGAGAAGCTGCGCGGCTTCGCCTACGCCAACGCCTACGGCTGCGAGACCGTCAGCGATGCCATTGCCTACCGCGCCGGCTTCGGTGCGCGTGAGCTGATGCTCATCTGGCCGGACTTCGTCTCTTGGGACACCGTGGCGAACGCCAATGCACCGGCGAGCGCCATCGCTCGCGCCCTAGGCCTGCGCGCCAAGCTGGACGAGCAGGTCGGCTGGCACAAGACCCTCTCCAACGTGCCGGTCAACGGCGTGTCGGGCCTGTCCAAGGACATCTACTTCGACCTGCAGAACCCAGCCACCGACGCCGGGCTGCTCAACGCCGACGAGGTCACCACGCTGATCCGCCGCGATGGCTTCCGCTTCTGGGGCTCGCGCACCTGCTCGGCTGATCCGCTGTTCGCCTTCGAGAACTACACCCGCTCGGCGCAGGTACTGGCGGACACCATGGCCGAGGCGCACTTCTGGGCGGTGGACAAGCCCATGCACCCCTCCCTGGTGCGCGACATCGTCGAAGGCATCAACGCCAAGGGCCGCGAGCTGGTCCGCCTGGGCTACCTGCTCGGCTTCGAGTGCTGGTACGACGAGGCCGCCAACGACAAGGACACCCTCAAGGCCGGCAAGCTCTACCTGGACTACGACTACACCCCGGTACCGCCGCTGGAAAACCTGCTGCTGCGCCAGCGCATCACCGACCGCCACCTGGTCCAGTTCGCCGCCGCCGTCAACGCCTGACACCCATTCACCTGCGCGGCCCAGGCCGCGCCGTAGGAGAGCCCGACCATGGCCCTGCCCAAGAAACTCAAGCACCTCAATCTGTTCAACGACGGCAACAGCTACCTCGGCATCGCCAAGGCCGTCACCCTGCCGGTTCTCGGCCGCAAGCTGGAGGCATACCGGGGCGGCGGCATGGACGGCCCGGTCAAGGTCGACATGGGCCACAGCGACGACGGCCTGCAGCTGGAGTGGACCCTCGGCGGCTGGGATCTGATCGCCGTGCGCCAGTTCGGCGCCACCAAGGTCGACGGCGTGCAGCTGCGCTTCTCCGGCTCGGTGCAGCGCGACGACACCGGCGAAGTCAGCGCGGTGGAGATCGTCACCCGCGGCCGGCATGAAGAGATCGACTTCGGCGACGCCGAGCCCGGCGAAGACACCGAGCACAAGATCACCACCGCTCTGACCTACTACAAGCTCAGCGTCGACGGTGAGGTCCTCATCGAGATCGACCTGCTCAACTTCGTCTACATCGTCGACGGCGACGACCGCCTGGCAGAGCACCGCAAGGCCCTCGGCATCTAAGCCGTGCACAGCCAGCGCCACCCTTTCCGCAACCCGTCAGCAGCGACCCTGCTGGCGGCCTCAACGCACCCAAGGAGCAACCCCATGGAAACCCCCGAGACCACCGCCGAAAAGGCCAAGAACCCCAACGAAGCGGTCATCAAGCTCGACACCCCTATCAAGCGCGGCGAGACCACCCACGACACCGTCACCCTGCGCAAGCCCATGAGCGGCGAGCTGCGCGGCGTCACCCTGGTCGACCTGGTGCAGATGGACGTGCTGGCCCTGCGCAAGGTGCTGCCGCGCATCAGCACCCCCAGCCTCACCGATCACGAGATCGGCGCCATGGACCCGGCCGACCTGATGGCCTGCGGCGTCGCGGTGTCCGGTTTTTTGCTGCAGAAGTCGGCGAAGGAAGCTGCCCTCGTTGCGTAGAAGACGCCATGGCCGACCTGGCCGTGGTCTTTCACTGGGCGCCGGCGGACATGGACCCGCTGGCCCTTTCTGATCTGATCGAATGGCGCGAGCGGGCCAGAACACGCTGGGAGCTGAAGCATGGCCAATGACTTGAAGATGGAGGTGATCCTCCAGGCCATTGACCGAGCCACCCGGCCGATCCGCGCCATCACTCAGGGGAGCGTCGGCCTCGGCCGCGCCCTCAAGGACTCTCGCGACCAGCTCAAGACCCTGCAAGCGCAGCAGCGCGACGTCAGCAGCTGGCGCACCCTGCGCGCGGCGAGCGAGCAGACCGAAACCGCCCTGCAGGCCGCCCGCGAGCGCGTGAAGGCGCTCGGCAAGGACCTGGCCGCCACTGGCGTGCCCACCCGGCAGATGACCCGCGACCTCAAGGGCGCCATCCGCGAAGCCACCGCCCTCAAGAGGCAGCACCAGGAGCAGCAGGTGCAGCTCCAGGGCCTGCGCAACAAGCTCAGCGCCGCTGGCATCAGCACGCGCAACCTCAGCCAGCACGAGCGCGACCTGCGCCAACGCATCGAACAGACCAACCAGGCCATCACCGAGCAGGGCCGGCGCATGCAGCGCCTGACCGCGCAGACCAAGCAGCTCGCAATGGCCCGGGCTCAGTACGACAAGACGCAGCAGCTCGCCGGCAGCATGGCCGGCGCCGGTGCAGGCTCTGCCGCGGCAGGGGCCGCCATGGGCGTTCCGGTGCTCAGCACCGTGCAGAGCTACATGGGCTTCGAGGACGCCATGGCGGGCGTGGCCAAGCAGGTGGAAGGCGCCCGCGACGGCAACGGGCAGCTCACCAGCACCTACTTCGAGATGGCCGACGCCATCAAGGCCATGGCCGAGCGCATCCCCATGGCCACCACCGAGATCGCCGCCCTGGTGGAAGGCGCGGCGCGCATGGGGGTGTCCGGCAAGGACAACCTGCTGGCGTTCGCCGAGGTGGCCGCCAATGCCGCCACCGCGTTCGAGCTGCCGGCCGACCAGATCGGCGAGAACCTCGCGCGCATCGCCGACCTGTACAAGATCCCGATCCAGAACGTCAGCCAGCTGGGCGACGCCATCAACTACCTGGACGACAACGCCAAGTCGAAGGGCGCGGACATCATCGAGGTGCTGCAGCGCACGGCCGGCGTCACCGCCTCGGTGGGCATGAGCTACAAGGACGCCGCCGCCCTGGGCTCCACCTTTCTCACCCTGGGCGCCACCGCCGAGGTAGCCGGCACCGCCACCAACGCGATGATCCGCGAGCTGGCGATCGCCACACAGCAGCCCAAGCGCTTCCAGGCCGGGCTCAAGGCGCTGGGGCTCGAAGCCGAGGCGCTGCAGAGCGGCATGGCCGAGAACGCGACGGGCACGCTGCAGCAGGTCCTGGACGCCATCAACAAGCTGCCCAAGGCCGAGCAGCTCGGCGTCACGACGCAGCTGTTCGGCAAGGAGTTCGGCGACGACGCCGCCAAGCTGGCCCAGAACATCGGCGAGTACCGCCGTCAGCTGGACATGGCCAACTCCACCGCCGGCTCAGGCTCCATGCAACGCGAAGCGGACATCCGCGCGGAATTGATATCGGCGCGCATGGACATGGCCAAGAACCGGGCCTTTAACCTCTCGGCCACCCTGGGCGAGACCCTGCGCCCCACGCTGGTGGAGCTGTTCGAGAGCTTCAACAGCGTGATCGGCCGCGTGACCGACTGGGTCAAGGCCAACCCGGAACTCGCCGGGCAGATCATCAAGACCGTGGCCGGCGTGGCAGCGCTGGCCGCTGGGTTCGGCGCCGTCACCCTGGGCCTGGCCAGCTTCCTCGGCCCGTTCGCCATGGCGCGCTACGCGCTGACGCTGTTCGGCATCAAGGGCGCGAGCCTGGGTACCGTTCTGCTCAACCTGGGCAAGGCCGTGCTGCCAATGGTGGGCAAGGCGATCCTGTTCATCGGTCGGGCGCTGATGATGAACCCCATCGGCCTGGCGGTGACCGCCATCGCGGCCTCGGCCTACCTGATCTATCGCAACTGGGAGCCGGTCAAGGCGTTCTTCCTCGGCCTGTGGGCGGAGATCAAGCAGGGCTTCGCCGGCGGCCTCACCGGCATCGCCACGCTGATCCTCAACTTCTCACCGCAGGGGCTGTTCTACCGCGCCTTCGCCGGCCTGATGAGCTACTTCGGCGTGGAGTTGCCAGCCAAGTTCTCCGACTTCGGCGGCATGCTCCTGGACGGCCTGGTAAACGGCATCAAGAACAAGCTCGGCGCCGTTAAGGCTGCGATCGGCGGCGTCGGCGACAGCACCGTCGGCTGGTTCAAGGAGAAGCTCGGCATCCACTCGCCGTCGCGCGTGTTCGCCGAGCTGGGCGGCTTCACCATGCAGGGCCTGGAGCAGGGGCTGGTGGGCGGCCAGGGCGGCCCGCTGGGCGCGGTCACCGCCATGGCCAAGCAACTGGCAGCAGCCGGGGCCGTCAGCTTCGGCATGAGCGGCCCGGCAATGGCCATGGACAACCGCCCGCCGCTATCAGCCGCGGCGAGCAGCGCGCCCATGGTCGTCCAGGGCGACACCTACCAGATCACCATCCACGCGGCGCCCGGTACCGACACCGCAGGCCTGCGCCAGATGTTCAACCAGCTGCTGGACGAGCGCGAGCGCGGCAAGGCTGCCCGCGTGCGCTCGGCCTTTGGCGACCAGGAGTAACACCCCATGATGATGGCCCTCGGCATGTTCGTGTTCAGCCTGGAGACCCTGGCCTACCAGGAGTTCCAACGGCAGACGGACTGGCGCCACGGCTCCACCAGCCGCATCGGTACCAACCCGGCGCGCCAGTACCTCGGGCGCGGCGAGGACAGCATCACCCTGCCCGGCGTGCTACTGCCCGGCCTGGTCGGCAGCCCGCTCAGCCTCGACACCCTGCGCATGATGGCCGACACCGGCAAGGCCTGGCCCCTGGTGCAGGGCGACGGCCGCATCTTCGGCCTGTGGGTGATCGAGTCGCTCAGCGAGACGCGCACGCTGTTCTTCCGTGACGGCGCCGCTCGCCGCATCGAGTTCAACCTCAAGCTGGGCCGCATCGACGACGGTCGCGTCGATCTGCTGGGCAGCCTCACCGGCAGCGTCGGCGGCATCCTGCGGGGGCTGCTGTGAGCCTGCTCAGCCAGGCCGGCGCGCTGCTCGGTGACGCGGCCAACCGCTACCGCGAGGCGACGTCCTACCCCAAGCCGATCTGCCGCGTGGTGGTCAACGGCCGCGACATCACCCTCGACATCGAGCAGCGCCTAGTCAGCATCGAGCTGACCGACAACCGCGGCATGGAGGCCGACCAGCTCGACATCACCCTCAGCGACCACGATGGGCTGCTGGCCATCCCACCCCGGGGCGCCACCGTGCGCCTGTGGCTGGGCTGGAGCGATACCGGCCTGGTGGATAAGGGCAGCTACACCGTGGACGAGACCGAACACAGCGGCGCGCCGGACGTGCTCAGCATCCGCGCCCGCAGCGCCGACCTGCGCGGTGGCCTCAAGGTCAAGCGCGAACGCAGCTGGGACGGTGCCACCCTCGGCGCAATCATCGCCTCGATCGCCTCCGCTCATGGCCTCGCACCCGTGGTCAGCCCCATCCTGGCGGCCATTGAGCTGCTGCACCTGGACCAGGCCAACGAGAGCGACGCCAACCTGCTCAGCCGCCTGGGCCTGCAGCACGACGCCATCAGCACCGTGAAGGCCGGGCGCCTGCTGTTCATGCCAGCCGGCAAAAGCACCACAGCCAGCGGCCTGAGCCTGCCCCACGTCACCCTCACCCGGGCGGACGGCGACCAGCACCGCTTCCTGCAGGCCGACCGCGACAGCTATACCGGCGTCAAGGCGTACTACTACGAGATCAACAGCGCGGAGAAGAAGGAGGCCATCGCCGGCGGCGGCGACAACCTCAAGGAGCTGCGCCACAGCTACACCGACCAGGCCAGCGCCCTGCGCGCCGCGCGCGCCGAGTGGGGCCGCCTGCAGCGCGGTACCGCCACGCTCAGCTACATGCTGGCCAAGGGGCGCCCGGAGCTGACCCCCGACCAGACCTACAGCCTGCTCGGCATCAAGGCCGAGATCTCGGCCATCGTCTGGCTGGGCGGCAACCTGCGACACAGCTTCACGCCGGACAGCTACACCACCAGCCTGGAGCTGGAGTCCAAGCTGCCCGATGGCGATGACGTGGATCTGCTGGCCGATCACGACGGCGACTACACCGGCGTGATTGCCTGGTACCGCGAGGAGAAAACGGGCGAGCAGAAGAAACTCACCGCCGGCGACCAGACCAAGCCCAAGCGCCTGACGCACCTCTACGCGAGCAAAGCCAATGCCCAGCGGGCAGTGGATAGGGAGTTGAAGAAGCTATAAATCCATGGATGATGTGTTATCGCTCAAAGGGTGGCATCGATGGATCGAGAAGTTTGGCAGCAGGTAATCACAGAGACGTCCGTTCCTGCGTGGCGTTGCCCGGTATGCAAAATGGGGCACACCCATCTTGAAGAAGGAACGTTCAGATTCGAGGAAACCGCTGAGTCGGTGAGGTGGAGAAACGACGACGGCTGGGACCCTGACTGGATTGATTATGCGTTCACAGCATGGGCTTACTGCACCAACCCACGGTGCGGACAGCGATTTTGCATCTCAGGGAATGGCGGGATCAGCGAGACCTATGATGAAGACGGAGTTGACTGGGAAGAGTATTTCCTCCCGAAACACTGTTATCCGATGCCATGGATCATCGAAATCCCTAAAAAATGTCGTAGAGAGATCAAGGAAGAACTTAAATCTGCATTTCTGTTGTTCTGGAGCCACCGGCCAGCTTGCGCTGGAAGATTACGCGTAGTGCTTGAGCTATTGATGGATCACATCGGCGTGCCGACTGAAATAACAGGGGAAGATCAAAAGATCCGGCAGCTCAAGCTGCACCATCGAATTGAGCATTTCATGTCTCAGAATCAAGCCGTTGGAGCGCAACTTATGGCCCTGAAGTGGCTAGGGAATACAGGTGCTCACGACTCTTCGGTAATGAAGAAAGATCTTCTGGACGCGTTTGAGATTCTTGAATATGCATTAGAGGAAATTGTCGACATGCGGGCAGAGCGCGTCGCAGAGCTGGCAAAAACACTACAAGATAAACATTCAAATAAGCCAGGGGGCTAGGTTCGCCCTAAGACTTCAGGCATGTCCCCCCGAGGCGTTGAGGTCACGGCTACTGGTCTGTGGTGCGAAGGATCGGACAAGGCTGAGCCAATCAGCATGAAAAAGGCCCCGCTAAGGGGCCTTCTTTTCACTTGGGAAGTGTGTGGCCCATGACGAGAGCCTCCAGCATCCGCATCATCATCAGCTGATCGTTCTCACACAGCTGACGGTAGAACCGAAGAAGCGTGTACTCACGCGGCGTCAGGCCTTCCAGCGGGGGCTGTGCACCCGCTTCCAAAGAGCGACCGTCCACAGCCTCAATTGCTTTGAAACTCATCTGCATACTCCATCATTGGCAGTGAATTTCTGACGTTACAGCCAAGATTCAGAATCCCAAGCCCCTCTAGACTGGTACTCGCAGAGTTTTACGGGTGCCAAAAAAAGGCGCCATCTAGGCGCCTTCCGGTAACTCAATAGCCTTACTTGCTCTTCGGGTTCAACGCGTCCAACTTCTTCGCCAGTTGTTTATTGCGAGCGCTGCGCTCGAAAACCCTGCTCTTGAAGTTAGATATCTCGCGCCACTCATGCAGGATCAGGAAGAAGCTGGAGATGCTGATCCCCAAGCTCAGCCCGGTATAAACCGTCACCGCGTGGTAGACCTTCCAACTCGCAGGTGAGAACCACAGTCCGAACGCAATGATGATGGCGGACACCAGGTAGAACGTGAGCGCGATCTGAACTTGCCGTATTTTTTCCGACACCGTTTCACGGATGCGACGGCGCTCGCTACCGGACAAGCCCTTCGTCTCACGGATGCTATTCAGGTTGACCCACAGCTGGATGGCAAAGCCCATCGGCAATAGGAAAACCGTCAACAGCCCCCACTGCACAACCGGTGCAGTGGTGCGATCGAACGAAGCCACAATGTAATGAGCCAGGAGCGCGCCCATGGCAGCGGAAAGCACCACTGCCAGCACGCCAGTTCCTGTCCATCCACCTTGCTTTTTCATCTATCACTCTTCTGCGTTTTGCTCAGGATCTGCATCGCCTTGGCGAAGTTTCCCAACCAGCCAGCCGTGCATCTTGTGGTATAGGACACCCTCATCGAGTAGTCCATTCTCCAGCTTTGCGACTGATATGGGGCCCGATAGTTTCAGGTCATTGCCCTTGATCTCGCCACCCCCATTGAGCGAAATCCTGACGTCTGCCTCATCAACATGCCGAAGCGAGGTGGCGATATTATCAAGCATCCGCTGCCCAACCCGCGTGGTCTGACGAACGTAGGTGATCTCCAGGCTAACCTTGAGATTCGCCTCGTCGAGGTCCTCCTCCAGATCGAGGCGGTTGAACCAATCGGCTCCAAGGGCAGCTTTGATCACGTCGCCAGCGAACCCTGTCGGGAAGAACCGCACACGGCGGGCATCGATCCCCTCCTCTTCCTCCGGCTGGGCCGGCGCGACTTCCTGCTGCGCCTCACGCTCACCCTCTGGCACAGCTTGTGCGGTTGTCATCGGGGAACCGATTTCGATCTTCTTCACCGGCGCCCGGGCGATCCGCTCGAAGGTTTCCTGGGACGGCTGATCCTGCAAGATGATGGCCGTACCAATGGCGACCCCGCCGAAACTGCCAATCAGCCAGCCGAGGTGCGCCTCCAGCTCGCGCGAGCGCAGGGCACTGGACTGCAGCACTACCAGGTGATTCTCGAAGACGCCGAAGTAGAGGAACGAATCGACGAATTCTTTGCGGTGCTGCTCGCGCTCGGCCGGCGCCTCGATGTTGTTGAGCGCCTCGTTGGTCAGTGCGTCCAGCGCATACGACTCAGCGTCATCGTTGAGTGTGATGTACGCCTGGCTACGCCCCGGCTCGAAGTAGATCATCTGGCAGAAGAGCATGCCGTTGTAATCACGCTTGTGGTTGATCACACGGAAGCTATTGGTGTCCGCGCTGACAATCTCTTTCCGCTGACCGACACGGTGCGCAGGGCTTCCTTCGGCGAATACCCGGCCGAGGATCTCCTGCAAGTTGCCACCGCCGGAAATCACCGCCCGCTTGTAATGAATCGTCTTGGTTACGGATTCAGCCATTACTCGTCCTTGCTTGAGATTGTTTAGTCGGCCCTAGCCCAATGCGGATCAGCAGGGGACTTCCCCGGTATTGATCAGATGCAGCAACTGCGATTCGTCCAGGACGAATGCACCTGCCCCCCGAGCAGCCTCCACCTTGGTGGGCCCGGCGTTGTAGCCAAAGCAGAGCACGGTCAGTGACCTACCAGCGGTCTTCATGACGCGGAACCCGTTATCTGCGGCTAGTGACTCCAGGCGGGTGCGGTCAGGCGCTTTGAAGCCAGTAAATAGGATCTGCGGACGCGCATCTGGAAGTGCTTTCGGAGCTGGCTCGGGCGCGGGCGGAGCGGCCTCTCCTAGCAGAAGGTCTTCCCCCTCCAGGAACTGCTGCACTCGATCTTTCCGAAAAGTGCGCGGCAAGCTGTCAGCTTCGTTCCGGCCCTGGATATAGCGCGAGTTTTCCTTCCAACGAGTGAGCACCCACTCAGCGGTATTTCCCTGCGCGTCGGTATAGATAAATCGGAGCATCCCATCCCCTAGGTGCAAGCATCAGCGCTTGCCAGCTTGGTAATTCCCTGCCATCGCCGACATGGCGGTGATGATCTTTTCGAGACCGGCCCGGTCCTCGGGTGGTAACTGGCGGAAGCGATCGAGTAGATCCGCCTCTTCGGCGGTGACGCTGTCAGCAGGCTGCGGCTTGCGTTCTCCAGTGATCACGTACAGCACGTCGATTCCGGCGGTGGCTGCTGCCGCCAAGTAGTTGGCATCTGGGCTGCGCTCGCCTTTTTCGTAGTTGTACTGGGTGTTCTTCGAGGCCCCAGCCAACGCAGCGAAATCGGTCTGGTTGAGCCCGATTCGCTCACGTTCTTCTTTCAGGCGGTCGCCAATTCCCACAAACGTCTCCACTAGCCGTTGACATTCCATCAAATGAGGGAAATACTCAGCACCACATCACACGAAACCACACGAATTTGAACTATGCCGAACGGATACCCCAGCGAGCAAGCGCGCAACGCTGCGCGTGAACGCCTCAGCAAGCTCGGCCTGACCGCCAAGGAATGGGCCGAACAGAACGACATCAGCCCGTCCACGGTTTACGCCGTGCTCAACGGGCAGAAGAAGTGCCTGCGCGGTGAAGCCCACCGCACCGCCGTACTGCTCGGCATCAAGGAAGGCGTAGTAGCCGCCGACGCGCCGCGTTACGGGCGCCGCAAGACTGACTTCGCAGTGATTCCAAAGTAATGGCAAACCCCAAGGCGAGAAACGAGAAGATGAAGCACGCGATCCTCGACAGTCGGCGCAAGGTGGTCAGCGCCATCATCGCCGCTTACCCCGGCGGCCGTGACTGCGCCGCGGCCCGCCTGGGCCTGGAAATCAAGAAGTTCGACAACCACGCCTACGAGAGCGCCGGCCACCGCCCGCTGACCGACGAGCAGATCCTGCTGCTCGAGCAGCAGATCGGCACGGCCTACCTCCCCGAGTACATCGCCGCCCAGTACGGCGGAGTGTTCGTCCCGCTGCCGGCTGCCGAAGAACTGGACAACATGGAGCTCTACCACCGCGCCGTGGACACCGCGAAGCGCCGCGGCCGGGTGGACCTGATCATCGCCAAGGCCCTGGAGGACGGCGCGATCGACGAAGGCGAAGCCAACGCCATCCTCGATGCCCACCGCCGCTACGTCTCTGCCCGCCACGCGGAGATAGCGGCAGTCATCGTTCTGCATACCTGCAACGACAAAAAATAAGTGCTGTACGGCCACTGCCACGGCCGAGGGGGAAGGGATTTGAGCGTTTACAAGCTGGTATGCCCGGCATGCGGAGAGCGGATGCGCATTCGCAACTCCGAGGGGCAAACACCGACATTCCGCACCATCTATGGCCAGTGCATGAATCTGGCCTGCGGCTTGGTGCTCACGGGCTCGATGAGCTGGGACTACCAGATCAATACCTCGGGCATGGACAAGCCGAGGGTGGTGCTGCCGATTGCGCCATCCGTGGCGAAAATGCAGGCGTTGCGTGACAGCCGGCCTGCATCCGATCAACCCGATCTGTTCGATCAGCCACTCAAGGAAGCACACGCATGAACCGCGAACCCTCTGCCAAGGATTACCGCAGCAGCATGCAGGCCGCCGCCAAGGCCTACCTCCTGCGCCATCAGGATGAGCACCTTGCCGACGATGAGCGCCTATATGACCGCGCGTGCCGTTATTTGGTTCAAGGCCTGGACGTTCCCGCGTTCATGGCGCCGCGGCTGGTCCATCTGGCGATGACCGAACTCTCCTCCCGCGTGGGTATCGATCGCGGCCTCGGTGATGAGCACCGGCTGTGCCTGGTGCTGGTACGCACCGGGGAACGGGCCTTCATTCCGACCCGCTATCTGCCGCTGCGCCTGCAGCCTCCCGCGGCACTGCCGGCTGCAGCAGCCGCGCACTGACCACCACCCCCTGAATCACCGTACCCAGACCCGCTAGAGCGCGGGTTTGGGGAAGTTGCACCCGAAATTCGAGGTTGCCGCCATGCAACAAGCCATTGCCATCCAGCTGGACATGCCCAAGCCCGTAGCCGAGGCCCTGCTCAGCAGCCTGCGCTGCGAGCTGCGCCGTGGCCTGACCGAGCACTGGTACGACGATCGCTACCGCACCGTGCCGGAGTTCCTGCGCAGCCGCCGCATCCTCGATGACTACCCGGCCCTCGCCGGCCACAAACGCACCATCGGGGCGCTGAAAGCCGCCCTGGGCGCCAACCAGTAAGGCCAGCCACACCATGCAGATGAAAGAAACCCTACGGGCCGAGGTGCTGCGCCGCATCGAGCGCGACTTCGGCCTCCAGCACATGGCCGGCACCAACTACATGCGCAAGGGCAAATGCCCGGCGCACAACTGCGGCAAGAAGACCCTCTACACCTTCCACGACTCGCCCTGGATGCTGATCTGCGGCCGTCCGGAGAAGTGTGGCCACCGCGTCCACGTCAAAGAGCTGTATGACGACCTGTTCAACGACTGGAGCAAGACCGCCCCGGCCACCGCCCAGGACCCGATGGCCACAGCCAGCGCCTACCTGCAGTTCGCCCGCGGCTTCCGCCTGGAGTTGATTGCTGGCTGGTACAGCCAGGAGAACTACTGGAGCCGCGACATCAACGCCGGCAGCGCGACCGTGCGCTTCCCGCTGGAGAAAGGCGGCTACTGGGAACGGCTGATCGACCGGCCGGAGCGCTTCGGCAAGCAGAAGGCCCGCTTCAAGCCGGGCGAAAGCTACAAGGGCGTCTGGTGGTGCCCGCCGTCGCTCAACCTGGTGGAAGTCGAGGAGCTGTACATCGTCGAGGGCATCTTCGACGCGATCGCCCTGCTGCACCACGACGTCGCTGCCGTCTCGATGATGAGCAGCGCGCCGCTGCCCGAGCAATCGCTCAAGGCACTCAAGAACGCCTGCCATGAGGCAGACAAGCGCCTGCCGCGCCTGGTCTGGGCGCTGGATAACGAGCCGGTCGCCAAGGCGAATATGCGCCGCTGGGCGAAGGAGGCCCGCGCCCTGGGCTTCAAGTGCGAGGCGGCTGTCATCCCGCAGCGCGGCGCCAAGAAGGTTGACTGGAACGACCTGCACCAGCGCTGGGCCTTCATCGACGGCGACGAAGAGCGCGCCAAACGCATCGAGCTGGACATGGCCGAGGCCCGCCACCAGGGCGCCCTGCTGCTGGCCGAGTCGGCCGAGGAAAAGGGCCTGCTCATGTACGAATGGGACGAGCGCAAGGAATTCCACTTCACCTACCGCTCGCGCCTGTACTGGTTCAACCTGGACATGGAGAAGTACGAGCGCACCGCCCGCGAGCTTGACGGCTCCGAGCACCACGACGACCAGCAGCTCAACGACAAGCAACGCCGGGACAAGGCCTTGCGTCAGAGCGCCGCCGTGGTGCGCATCGCCAACTGCTACTTCGACGCGCTGTATTACATGCGCAACGAGGTGACCGACGAGGCCTGGTACTACTTCCGCGTCGAGCGGCCCGAAGCGCCCACCATCAAGAGCACCTTCACCGCGGCGCAGATCGCCTCGGCGCCGGAGTTCAAGAAGCGCCTGCTCAACGTCTGCAACGGGGCCATGTTCACCGGCACCCCGCAGCAGCTGGAGCGCATGCTTGGCTACCAGCTCGACAGCCTCAAGACCGTCAACACCATCGACTGGATCGGCTACACCCGCGAGCACGGCGTCTACGTGTTCAACGACCTGGCGATCGCCGGCGGCAAGGTGCACAAGCTCAACGAAGAGGACTTCTTCGACGTCGGCTCCCTGAGCATCAAGTCGCAGAGCCTGTCGCCTGTGCTGCACATCAACGCCAACCTGGCCGACTACGACGAAGAGTGGTTCGACCTGTTCTGGCGCTGCTTTGGCGTGCGCGGCGTGGTGGTGCTGGCATGGTGGCTGGGCGCGCTGTACGCCGAGCAGATCCGCCAGCTGCACAAGTCCTACCTGTTCCTGGAGCTGATCGGTGAGGCCGGCGCGGGCAAGACCACCCTGGTGGAGCTGCTCTGGAAACTGACCGGCCGGACCGAATACGAAGGCTTCGACCCGTCCAAGGCGACCCCGGCCAGCCGCGCGCGCAACTTCGCCCAGGTGGGCAACCTGCCGGTGGTGCTGATCGAGTCCGAGCGCGAGCAGAAGGAAGGCGCGCCGGTTAAACACTTCGACTGGGACGAACTCAAGACCGCCTACAACGGCCGCAGCGTTCGCTCCACCGGTGTGAAGAACAACGGCAACGACACCCGCGAACCGCCGTTCCGCGGCGCCCTGCTGATCGCGCAGAACAACGCCGTCAACGCCTCCGAGCCGATCCTCCAGCGCCTGGGCCATGTGCACCTGACCCGCGAGCACCAGACCCCGGAAACCAAGCTCCATGCCGAGCGCCTGGAGCGCATGCCGGTGGAGCAGCTCAGCGGCTTCATCATCAAGGCGCTCAAGCCCGAGGCGCAGGTGATGAAGCTCCTGGACGAGCGCACGTCCGGCTACGAGCAGCAGCTGCTGGCCCTGCCGGGCATCCGCACCGTGCGGATCGCCAAGAACCACGCCCAGCTGCGCAGCCTGGTGGACGCCCTGCAGCTGGTCGTGCCGCTCAGCGACGAGCGCGCGGCCCAGGTGCATGCCGAGGTGGAGCGCATGGCGCAGGAGCGGCAGCAGGCCATCAATGCTGACCACCCGCTCGTGCGCGAATTCTGGGACATGGTCGAGTTCCTCAATGGCCCCCTGAACGAACCCGGCGGCCGGCTGAACCACTCCCGCAAGTCGGCCTTCTTCGCCATCAACCTCAACGAGTTCGTCGAGATGGCGGCCAACAAGCGGCAGCAGCTCCCGAACCTCAGCGAGCTCAAGCGCCTGCTCAAGACCAGCAAGTCGCCGAAGTTCATCGAGACCAACAAGCCCATCAACTCGAACATCGCCACCGACGGGCTGAACAACGCCAAGACCGTCCGCTGCTGGGTGTTCCAGCTCGTTTAGCCCGCCGGCGCGGCAACGCCGGTACCAACCCAAGGAGAAGCACCATGCCAATTAACGACAACGACGACCTCTACAGCCCCAGCCGGCGCGAAACCCTGCTCACCCTGCTGGGCAGCGGCGTGACCCTGGCGGTACTGCTCGCGGCCGGCTACCTCGCCCCCAACCTGCTGGCCCTGGCGGCCCGCTAACCCCAGCGCCCAGGCGCGGCAACGCCTGGGCCTTACCAAGGAGAAGCACCATGCAACTGAACGTAGAACGCGGCGCCCCGATGACCGGCAAGACCGTCCGCCTGCGGAAGAAAGCCCGTGAGGCCGGGCAGGACGAGCACCAGATCATCAGTGGCAATGCCTATGACGTTGCTGACCTGGAGCTGCTTGTGCGCCACCGCGCCGGCCGCGGCGCCCGCGTCATCTGCATCGACGAGTGCAGCGAGGAGCAGATCGATCGCCTGGCAGCCCTGCAGAAGCGGCTGCCGGCCGAACTGACCATCCACGCCGTTGTGGCGAACTGAGGAACAGCACCATGCAAGTGAGCGAAAAGCTTCGAGATCTCGACCTGCTGTTCACCTTCGAGGATCTGGCCAAGGAGAAGGGCTGGTCGGTCGATCGCAACGACCAGGACAACGCATTTGCTGATGCCCTGACCCAGCGCGCGTGGGAGGCATTCGAGGCCGCACATGGCGACCACGGCCGCAAGGAAGGCCAGCAGCTCTACGCCGAGATCAAGAAGTCCAGCAAGTACGCCGGCCAAGCTGCGCTGTGCCGCTCCAACGGCTACGGCTACCCCTTCAAGGTGCGCATCGTCCACGACGGCGGTGGCGACTACTGCGTCAAGGGCGGTGTGGGCGGCCAGTACCGCCTGGCTGACGTGAACCTGTACGTCCTCGAGGACGGCAAAAAGATCCGCGTCCGGTAACGCACGCCCCAGAAACAAGAAGGCCCCGGTGAGCGGCAACTCACCAGGGCCAGACCAACCCAAGGAGAAGCACCATGCAAGCACAAACCCCCGAAGTCAGCGCTGAGCAGGCTACCACGCCGCGCTACGACACGATCGTTATCCGTGGCGCGCTCGGTAAGGAAATCCCCCGCACCGTCGATGGCGGTGAGGTCGTTAGCTGGGCCCGCGGCCATGAGCTGGCTGCGGGCGACGCCCTGCTGGAGTTCGTCAATTACGTGGCAGACGGCGACTGTGGCATCGGTCCGGAACTTAGCGCCAAAGCACGCAAGGCTTTGGACCTGATGGAGCGCCGCAGCGCGCAGGGCTGGGACGCGGACGAGGAGCCAGAAGACTGGCAAGCCGCGGTCAACCGTGCGGCGCACCAGGCCCGCGAAGTGTTCTGCGACTCCCATGACGACGCCACTCAAGCGATTGAATACATGAAGGCTTTGCTGCAACAGGCCGCTCCGGTAGTGCAAGGCGGTGACGCATGAAGCCCTGCACCATCGGCAAACGCCACAGCTGGACCTTCGTCCGCAACGTCGTGACCAGCCACCTGAACGGCCGTTTCGGCCGTATCACCAAGCGCGGGCTCTACCGCTGCGAATGCGGCGCCGCGAAGTACGGCAACCCCGGCCACCAGGCCGAAGGTGGTGCCCAATGACCAACCGCACCCGCCCGACCATGGCCAGCCACCGGCTGGACCTGCCCAGCATCTGCGACATCTGCAACAAGGCCCGCTCCACCCGCAAGCACGCTGCCTGCAGCCGCATCCGCCAGCAGCGCAAGCAGGACGAGTGGGCCAGCTACATGGGCAACCTCACCGCCAAGAAAGCCCAGGGAGGCCGCCGTTATGCTCGTTAAGCGCATCCTCCGACACTTCCACTTCTGCTGTGGTCTGGGCGGTGGCGCAAAGGGTTTCAACCAGGCGAAGCCCGTGGTCGGCAACGTCCAAGCGCACTGGGAATGCCTCGGCGGGATAGATGTTGACCCGGCTGGCCTGCGCGACTTCGAGCGCCTGGCCGGCGTGCCGGGAACGCTGCTGGACCTCTTCACCCGTGACCAATACACGCGCTTCCACGGTCAGCAGCCGCCGGCTGGCTGGAGCGAGGCCTCGGCAGAAGATGTTCGCCGCGCCGCGCGGAACCAGCGACCAGACGCGGTCTTCATCAGCAGCCCATGCAAGGGCGCCAGTGGCCTGCTGTCCGAGGCCACCAGCAAAACCCCGAAATATCAGGCGCTCAACGAACTGACGTTGCGCTGCATCTGGCTGATGGGCGAAGCCTGGAAGGATGACCCGGTACCGCTGATCGTCTTCGAGAACGTACCTCGGCTGGCCACTCGCGGCCGGCACCTGCTGGACCAGATCAACAGCCTGCTCAGCCACTACGGCTATGCGGTGGCGGAAACCACTCACGACTGCGGCGAGCTGGGCGGCCTGGCGCAGTCCCGCAAGCGCTTCCTGCTGGTGGCGCGCCACGTCGAGAAGGTGCCGCCGTTCCTCTACGAGCCCGAAAAGAAGACCCTGCGCGCGGTCGGCGACATACTTGGCCGCATGCCGTTGCCAGGCGACATCGAGGCGGGCGGGCCGATGCACCGCATCCCGTCGCTACAGTGGAAAACTTGGGTGCGGCTCGCCCTGGTTCGCGCCGGGAGCGATTGGCGCAGCCTCAACGAGCTGGCGATCGAGGACGGGCACCTGCGCGACCTGGTGATCGTGCCGGAATACCGCGCGGGCTACATGGGCGTGCATCGCTGGGACGACACCAGCGGCACCATCGCCGGCCGGAGCAGCCCCACGAACGGCGCGTTCTCGGTCGCCGACCCGCGGTACCGGCAGGCGGCCAACTGGAATCACGGCCAGCAGTTCGGCGTCATCCGCTGGAGCGAGTCGAGCCCGACCATTCCCGGGCAGACCATGCCGGGACAGGGCACATTCAGCATTGCCGACCCGCGGCCGAACTGGAACCGCCACAGCGGCAACTACCGTGTCATCCCGTACAACCAGCCAGCCGGCACCATCATCGCCGGCGGCAAGGGTGTGCAGGGTGGGCAACAGTCGGTGGCCGATCCGCGCATCCTTCACCGCAGCAAAGGCGACAACTACCTAACCGGCGGCCACTACGGCGTGATCCCGTATGACCAGCACTGCGGCGCGATAGCAGCCAGCTCACGCTACGACAGCGGCCGGTTCAGCGTCGCAGACCCTCGCATTCCGGCTGCTGACGACCGCATGACCTGCATCATCCGCAGCCTGGACGGCACGTGGCATCGCCCGTTCACAACCTTGGAGAAAGCTGCCCTGCAAAGCCTGGTCGAGCCCGAAGAGCAGTTGATCCTGGACGGCCTGAGCGACAAGGACTGGAGCGAGCGCATCGGCAATGCGGTACCGCCGAAAGCGGCAGAGGCGATCGGCCATGTCATGGGCACCACCCTGCTGCTGGCCGCCGCGGGCGAGACCTTCATGCTCAACAGCATGCCGATCTGGGTCCGCCAGGTGGCGGTGGGGCTGAGCGTGGCTCAGCAGGAGCATTTCGGTGGCTGAGCAAGACAGCAGCCAGATCAGGCTGGAGTGCGAGGCCAGAACTTGGCTTCGCAAGGGCTACACCACGGCAGAGCGCATCACCGAACTCACCGCGCTGATCGCCAAACATCGAGGCACCGCCGGCGCAGCAAAGCTGATCGAGGAGATGCGCCGGCAGTGGGCTTGCCGTAGCGAGTGGCTGGGAGGGCAACATGGCTAGCGGACCGAGGCGAGAAGGCCGGAGCCGCAATTCTCGGCGATGGCCACCGGCCAGCAGCAGTAAACTGGAGGCCCGCCCATGAGCGAAGCCTCCAGCGTGTTGACCTTCGACGACCTCAAGCGCATCACCGGCTACGCCCGCCGAGCCGACGTGGAGCGGGCCCTGCATGAGCAGGGCATCCGCCTGTTCCGCGGCCGCACCGGGCCGTGGACCACGGTGGATTTGATCAACCAGGCCGGCGGGCTGAAAGCCGGCAACCAGGAGCAGTACGGCGTCGATATCCTATGAGGCGAGCAAGGAAGCACAACCCCCACATCCCACCGCACATTGATCAGGCCGCTATCCCAGCGGCCGTTTTCTTTGATCACCGCGGCAAAGGCAGCTGGTACACCCTTCACCGCGACGAAGCCGGCCGGCAGCGCCGGCAGAACATCGCCAACAGCTCGGCCACGCTCGGCGAGCTGCACCGGATCATGGAGGTGCGCAACGGCGTGGACCGGGAGAGCCTCAACTTCCTGTGCCGGGAGTACCACGACAGCGCCAAGTTCAAGCGGCTGGCTCCGAAGACCCAGGAAAGCTACAGCTGGTCGCGCGACGTCCTGGTCAACATTCCCACCAAGATCGGCAAGCCACTCGGCGAGCTGGCCGTGCGCAAGTTCACCCCGGCTCTGATCCAGCGGCTCATCGATCGGATCGCCGACGAGGGCACGCCGTCGAAGGCTGCCCACGCGCTGCGGTACCTGCGGCTGGTGATGCAGTGGGGCCGCAACCGCGGCTATCTGGACAGCAACCCCGCCATGGGCATCGAGGCGCCGGTCGAGCGTAAACAGCGCCGCCTGCCGTCGCTCGAAGTGATGCAACGCCTGATCGACCGCGCCCGCGAGCTGGGCCAGCTGAAACGCGGGCAGAAGGATGCGGTACCGCCGCACCTGAGCTACGTCATGGAGCTGGCCTACCTGTGCCGGCTGCGCGGCATCGAGGTCGTCACCCTCACCGACGCCAACGAGCTGCCCGAGGGCATCCTCACCAACCGGCGCAAGGGCAGCCGCGACAACGTGGTCACCTGGACGCCGCGCCTGCGCGCCGCCTGGGATGCCGCGAAGGCGCGACGCGCCCAGGTGTGGAAAGCCCGGGGCACAGCGGTGCCAGTCCTCCCGGAGAAGCGCTTCATCATCACCGCCGACCACGGCGGGCCGCTGGGCAAGTCCGGCCTGGACACCGCCTGGAACCGCTTCATGCGTAACGCGATCGCGGCCGGCGTCATCACGGCGGAGCAGCGCTTCGGCCTGCACGACCTCAAGCGCCGCGGCATCACCGACACCCCTGGTACCCGGGCCGACAAGCAGGAAGCCAGCGGCCACCGCGACGAGTCCATGCTCGACATCTACGACCTGAGCGTCCCGAAGGTCGCCCCCTCCGCTCTCTGATCCCACGAAACCTGCGTAACAAGCGCGCCGGGCTCCGCAAGGAATCCGGCCGCTAGCGCTGCGCTTACGTAACAAGCCCGCACCTAAGTGCCTGACCAGCAACCCGAAAAGGGTTTTCTTGTAATCAGTAGGTCCCGGGTTCGACTCCTGGTGCCGGCACCATAGAAATCAACGACTTAGGCTCACCGCAAGGTGGGCCTTTTTCGTTTCTGCTCAACACTTTGCTCAACACATCCCCCGACGCTATCCCTCGTTCGACAAATTGAGGCGCTTCTCTGAGCTATCGTGGCGAAATCCTAAACCTACAACAATGTGGTCGAATTCCAGCCCAAAAAGCTTTCACAGAACGGCACAGTGTTTCTACACATCACGAGGAGCACCTGCCATGCCACACGAAATCTTCCTGACTAGCGCCGAGCTCTGTCAGCTGCTGCGCTGCAGCAGCACGACCCTCTGGCGTATGCGACAAAACCCCGGTTTTCCGCAACCACGCCACTTTGGGCGGCGCCTTTTGTGGTTGCGCAGGGACGTGGAACACTTCCTCACGCTCGAAGCCTGACGCCCGCCTCGTCCTCTAATCGAGCCACTGCCGTCTAGAGGGCTGTCCCAATCTTTTTTCTATCGAAGCCAGTCATTTATGGCTTTTCGGGCTCCCTTGCGCCCGAAAAATGAGGAGCGCTTTATGCCAACTGCAGAAAAGCAGGCCAGTGTGCTACCCAGCCCGGCCAAGAACGTCAGCGTCCGCACCTTTGCGAAACCCTCACCGCCGAGTTCAAGAGCGACCGCTACAAGCTCCCCGAACGCGACCTGATCGAGGCACTGATCTGCCTGATCAATGCCGAGCTCGTTGAAGCATGAGTAGCGCGGGTAATAAATCCACGCTGTTATATCGGCTGAGCGTGTAGAATCCCGCGCCCCAAAATCAGGAGACAGAACGTTGGTGATTCATTACTCCGCCTCCAATGGCAATGTCGCATGTGGGCGCACGGGATCGAGCCTGAACAGTTCGGCGGACGCCACTCAGGTTTCCTGCAAGCTGTGCCTGCGCAGCGTGGAAAAGGCGGTAAGCGAGCCTGTACGCAAGACACCGAGCCTCGCCGAACTGCGGGCTGCCGCAAAGGCGGCGAAAACTGTGGCGGTTGCGCCCGCCGCGGTCGCGAAGGCTGCAACCGCTGCAACCGCTGCTCCCGCTGCGGCGGTGAAGCCGGCGAGCACGCGAACACCCGCAGCGGCGATCAAGGCCGCTCCGACTGCGCCCGACGCGGCAGCGAAGCCGGTTGCCGTTCCGTCCGTGCGTGCCGAATGGCACAAGCGCCTCGAGCAGCTGCCGGGACGCAATCGCCAGCCACGTGGCGTCGCGCGACAGGCCTTCATCTAGAACGCCAAGCGTCGCAGCACTCAGCCCAGCACGATGCGCAGGTCCGGCCAGGTTTCGGACCAGCGCTTCGCGGCCAGACGATCGAGATAGACCTGCCGTTTACGGCCACGAAAGGCCGCGGTGGGACGGACGATCAGCGCGAAAAGGTCGTCCAGACCCAGGGGGGCGGCGACCTCGATCTCGCCTTCCTCGCTCAGCCTGACCCCGATGGCCGTGGCCGTTTCCGGCCAATGGCACATCGCGTCTGCTGCGGTCCTATAGGGCCGATCGCCGTTGTGCAGATGCATGCGCGCCTGGTTCTTCACCGACCACTCGAGCGAGGCGTCGGCACGGCGCAATCTCGCTTCGATCTCGGCGTCCACCGCCGCGTCGCAGCGAGCCTGGTCGAACCAGATGACGTCGATGTCCGCCGGCAAGGCGCTGCGGCCACGCCGATGCAGGTGATCCCATACCGCGCTGCGCACGAATCCGGCGGCCACCCAGCAATCCGGCAAGGCGAGCGCCCTGACGTGGGCAAGGCAGCGCATGCGCAGCGGATCGGCGGCGATGATGGCGCGCAACTGGGCGTGTGTCGGCAT